AGCAGCATTACCACCTTTACCTGTTGCTCTTACATTTCTGATAGATGCTTTACCGTAGTTAGAACGATGTTGTTCTTCTGATTGTCTGTGACCTTGATTTGTTTTTTGTCTTTCAGAAATAACCTCTTCCTTTGTTACACCTGCCTTTGCTCTTTCCTTTTCAGCAACAGACTTAATTACCATCTTTAATTTATTTTTTAAAGAATAAGGATTCTCTTTTTTTGCCTCTTTCTTCTTACCAAATGCTGCCATTTGACCTGATGGTTTACCTGATCCTCTGGTAATACCATATGCCATACCTTCAGAAGTATCTGTGGTGTGTTGCTTATCTGGTTCGTTCTTAGCTAAGTTTTTTTTTACTTCTTTCTTTGAGATCTTAGGACCACCCATTGGATCACCATATTCATCCCTTTCAACTTGCTCCTTTTTTACGCAGTTTGGATACCTCTTACCAAACATTGTCTTCATACCTTTCTTTTCATATCCCTTCCAGCATTTCTCTGAAAACTGTTGGAATGAAATACCAGTTGGTTCAAACTCTTCTTTCTTACTACTATTACCCCAGTTCGCAGCACCTACCTTACGACATTTAACTAATGCACCTGATGCATATGCAGATGGCCAAACTGAATATCTTGATTTGACTTTATGATAACAGGCATCTTTTGAACCACTGCCCTTACCTTTTTTATCTGCTTCAGAAATCACTGTTTCATTTCTCCAATCAGAAGATTCTTTTTTCATTTTCTTTTTCCTTGGACTATCAGTTGATACGTATGTTGGTTTTGCAGCACCAGATTTTTGTTGTTGACCAGGATCTGCTTTCTTTTTACGACGTGCAGCAGATAATCTTTCTGCCTTTGTCATACTTGCTCTTTTTGAAGATGAGACACATTTAGGTGTTCCTTCACCAGGTTCATCACTCGCACAGGTTCCACCTGTGACTACGTTGACCCAACCACCTTTACCATCTTTGGATTTAGAACCCTTGAACCATTTATGTAATGATCCTTCACTCATTCCTCCTCCACCACCGTTGGATCCACCATTCCCACTGCCATTCCCGTTACCACCATTGCCATTACCATTACCACCATTGCCACCATTTCCATTACCTCCATTGCCATTTTTCTTTTTGCCATTTTCATCATCGTCTTTTTCGTGACGTAGATAACCACCATAACCGATGCGATAACCCTTTGGAATGGGTTTACACTTCTTTTCAGTGTAGCAATAATAGTATCCAGTTTTACACTTTTTCATTCTTTGGATTCGGTGCCTCTTTATTATTTAGAAAACCTTTCTTTAGTATCTTTGATAGTTCTGAAGTAGATCCAACAAATAAGGCATTATTTGTTACATTATTTGTTGTTTTATTTGCATCTTCTTCGACTTCTTTTACCTTTTTCTGTAAGTCCATAAGTTTATCAGTTGTGTCTGCAACTGACTTAATTAATTGTCCTGCGACTTCATATGCTCTTGGACTTGCAGTCTCACCAGCAACTTCCATGATACCATTAATTGCTTCCTGACCTTTCTCAATTAGAGAATATAAATTACCTCTTGTATAATCATAATCTTTTCCTACATCCTTTTCCTCAACTTTTTTAATTTGATTTTTCTTTTTAGAAACAACATCCTCTGGTGTTGGAATGATTTCGGACTTTACATTCAAAGCCTCGTCGATAGGATCATAGTTAGTCATTAGATGTCAGTTTGCCTTGTAGGACTATAAGATTTAGAATCAGAGAAGAATGAAGTTGTTTCACTAAATCCAAAATCATCATCTGGACCTGCATCAACAGGATCAGGTGTTACTGTGTATCTTACCTCACGTTTTGAATTCTTAACGTCGGTATTAGCAGCATAATCAATTTGAACTTTTTTGATAAGTCCATCAGAAGATTCAGCAACAGGACCGAACAGATAAGTTTTTGCGGTAAAACCAAGAGTATATATTAATGCTCTTCGAGTAGAAAAATCTCCTTCGTAATCATCTTGAAAATTGATACTATCTAAAACTATTGGTATATCTCTTTTCTCTCCAATTGATTTAACTAAATCCACAGTTAAATTAAAAGATGGTTGAAAATATGGTAGTATTTGTTCAATAATTTGTAAGGCATCATCATTTAACTTAGCAAGAATATTCAATTCAAATCCAATGTTATAGGGAACAGGCATGAAAACTTTCTTAATATTATTACCATCAGATGCTTTGAATGTTTGTGTAACTCCTGTTTTTCGAGTTGAATCATAAGAAACATTATTCATTTCAAATGACATTCGAGGAAGAGTAATTCCAACAGGTTTGTTTAAGTCTGCTTGTTGTTCAAGTCTTGCAAGAAATTTTTGTGAAGGTCCATATGCCAAAGGAACTTTTAATTCACTATAAGTATTACCCGACTTATCATCATGTCGAATATTAATGGCATTGAACAAGGTTCCAAAAGAAACGATTGTCTTTCGAATTATTTCATGGTAGTAATAAGTTCCTAACATTAGAATGTACCAAATGGATTATTTTCTGAAAAATCGATAATAGCATCTGCTTCTGTTTCGATTTCATCACTTTTATCATATTTATCAGCAAATTCTGCTGATTCTATAAAATCAACAGTGTATTGTGCATTTGATTCGGATCCAACGATAACATCACCTGCCACAAATGTACCATTTGTTGTACCTAATTTTAATACATTTGTTGATACATTCCAAGATTTAACTCTTGCTGATGCATTTGATCTTGATCCAGTTACAAGTTCATTGAACTTATATGTTCCGATACCAGTAATTACGGGAGGAGGTGAAACTGTTGCTATACCTGTTGTTGAATCATATCCAATACCAGCATCTGATATTAAAACTTGAGTAATAGTATTTGCAGCACTTACCAAAACTTTTCCAGTTGCAGTTCCGATTCCTGATTCTGGAGTTCCAAAGAATAATGTTGGTGGAGTGGGATATCCATCACCACCTGTTATTGTGACATTTTGAATACCAGCAGAATCTGTTACCAATGTTGCAGTTGCTGCAGCACCCACACCATATGTTGTTGATCCAATACCTAGTATTGTAGATGCAGCACTCACAATTGTGACAGTTGGTGTAACAGTATATCCAGCTCCTGCATTTGTTAATAATATTTCTTTAACAGAATTTACTCCATTTATTGACGTTGTAATTGCAACTGCAGTCGCATCTACTCCCCCTGCAGGTGCGGTGCTAATCGCAACAGTAGGAACTTTATCATAATCATATCCATCATCGTTCAAGAATATGTTGCGAATATATCCAGATGATGTTGTTACTCCTAATGTTGCTGTTGAACCAACCGATATAAGTTTAAGGGATGTAATATATCCTTGGTCAACTAGAGCATCATCAATCTCATCTGTCGTTGTACTAAGTTGATCCCATCCACCCACTTCGTCTTCAAGTTCGAATAGTTCACATCTGAGTTCATACACATAATTCTTACCTAACTGGTAGAATGGTTTCTCATGCTCTACAAATTTGATTTCAAAAAGTCTACTACCTAAAGGGAAAAATATCAAATCACCTTCATTTGGTCTACTTGTAACTTCTACTTCACCATCTGGTAAATCTACAAGAAATGGTGAAATAAAATCTTCAAATCTTTCTTTTGATATTGTAACTATGAGTTCATCTTTTAAACTCATACCAAATTTAGTCATAATATCACCTGCACCACCGTATCCATCGAAAGTGTTTACGTATGCCTCAATTGAAAAATTATCACCGAATCTTGATGATTGAACTTCAGTAAAAATATTATCTTTTTTGATGATTCTTCGAGGTAAATATTTTACTTCGACACCATAAATCCTTAGTTGTTCATTAATTAAATCTTGAACAAGTCTTTGCTCACTTTGTGATCCTTGTAGAAAAAAGGGATTTAATGCCATTATACACTATCCTATAAAATCAAGAGGTGGTAACTCATATTCAGATATGAGTCTTTCTCTAATACTTTCTAGTTCTCTCTCAGCATCATCATATATTTGTCTTCCATTCATTTCTAAACCACCTGGCAATTTAACACCTTGGAACTTAATTAAATTTTGTCCCCATTGTCTTTTTATCAATGATGTAAGGTATAGTTTTAAGAAACTATCATTATAAACACCAGTAAAGTTATCAGGATCTAAAATTCGATCACACTGAATTACTAAGAAGGTTCCTGCATCTTGTGCTTTCCAATCAATATCTAAATATAATCTATTTTGCCTCTTGTTAAATCTTATCTGTTTATCTGTAGTTAATAAGAAATCTATATCTTCCAAATATCTTTTGGTCATTGAATATTGTAAAAGATTGACGGAATTAAAGTAATATAAGTCATTTAAAAATAACTGATACTTAATACTAAACATTCCACCAGATATTGAACTTGTATCAAATTTAAATATTCTATCAATTCCAACAACTGAATCTGGTACTTGTATAAAGTTTGATGTTTCGTAAAAATTAGAAGTAACAGTTCCTAAACCACTAATGTTTGTAGAATTTCCAGTGGTAGTAACAATTCCAACACCTGATGTTCCAGCTGCTTTACCTCTATCAATATCTTCTTGTGTTAATTCATATTTGAGGTACATTCTCTCAATACCATCAAAATGTCTCTCTCCAAATAATTGAAGAGCATCATCGACTAGATCATCTGCTTGATCATCATCGACGTTAATTTCTAATACTGGTGCACCTAATTTGCGAAAACAGTAATCAATTAATTCTTGTCTAGTGCTTGGTTTAGCCATCAGAATGAGCCTCCATCTATAATTCCTGCGGTTAGTGTTCCGTCAACAAAAACATCATTAGTAAAAGTTGCTATTGCACCAAAGGTAGAAATACCAGCAGTTATCATTAAACCACCATCAGATATTCTAACTCCTGATTGTGCAGTAATTATACCAACTGAATCAACATTAGTAACATCTTCATATGTTAATGTTCCAGCAACCGATACATTTCCAGTAAAAATACCATCTAATGCGGTTATTGTTCCAGCTGCACCAGCTGCACCATTTGTGATTTCAATTCCATTAGTAGTGGTTCTAAGACGTTCAGAACCATCATGAAATAATCGAGTATTAGTGCTAGCTGCCTTAAAATATTTGTTACCATTGGAATCTTGTAATGTTATGCCTGATGCTTGTTGGATAAATTGAGTGCCATCATTGACCAGAGCTGCTATTAGATTAGCAGGACTAGGAAAATGTTTGATGGAAAAATCACCAATAACGGCAGTTATATTTGTTGGTATTTCTACTTGACCATAAAATGTTGAAATACCACTAGTAGTTATTCTGTTAAATTTTGATACTCCTGCAGTATCAATACCAGCAACTGTCACTCCAGTTAGATTTGATGCATCACCATATAGATTACTTATGGTAGTGATACCAGTAGCATTAAGATTAGCACTAATAAGAGTGGGTGCTATGATGCTTAAGGAATCATTTACACCACCTATTACAGTATCACCATATAAATTTGTAAATCCCTGATTTTGAATACCACCTGATTGTGTAATGAAAAGGTTATCACCAAGATTAATATCATTGGTAACAGTTAAATCATCACCAACATACAACTTATCACCAACATATAAGTCATCT